CATCAATAATACCTACAGGGGTAATATCCTCTTCAATCTCTTTTACACGTTGCTCATAGAGCATTTGTTTAACAGAAATATCAGTTTGATTAGCAAACGTATCTGTTCCTACATACCATGCAAACATAACTAAAGTCATAACCAAATCATCATGGTTACCATCAGAAGCCTCAAAAGAATTACCTCTTGCTTCAAAAGTAGAACACTCAGTAATAGTATCTAAATCTACAAGGTCAAGTCTTTTTTCTTCAATCAAGTCTTTAAGATTAGAACAACCAATACGTTTTACTTTACGATTCATAGTCATACCAATAGCGCCTGCTTTAATCATAGACTCTACATGCATGTTTTCATATTCAATATCATAGTATAAACCATTAGCAACTACAGAACCTTGGTCATTTGATTCTACAATTACATATGCTTCATTATATTTTGTCGCCCATTTATTAATAACATCAGGAAAAAGAATAGGTGATATCAAATTATTTCTGTATGTAGCAACTTGTTTAAATGGGTTTGTGGATATGTCAATAATACTAAATGTAGAATAGTCTTGTCCTCTACCCTTTGCCACATCTACAGTCATAATATAATCATGGTTTGCTTTTGGTTCTGCGTAAATATTCACATCGCCAATAGATACAGGTGATTCTGCTTTCATGTTCATTAGTGCATCAGCAGAGATAAGTGTATTACCTGTCCCAAAGAAAGTGTTTCCAAACTCCTGCTGAAACTGCAACTCTGATGTGTTAGCAATAGTTTGTTTCTTCCAGTTCTCATCTCGGCCGGGAACATCCCACCAATCAACACGGAATGGTTTAAATTCATTGGTTTCTTGTACAGCACCTTCATAAATTTTATGGAATACATTACCGATACCATTTGCTGTAGAAGTCACAATCACTCTAGAAGTTTTACCAGACGAAATAACAGGGTAGGTAGATGCATAAAACTCAGCAGCATTCTCCACAAATGCAAACTCATCTAGGAACAGAAGGTTAACAGACAGACCACGGATAGATGATCCAGATGTAGCAGCTGCAATAATACGAGAGTTATTAGAAAACTCAATAGAACCTTTGTTGAGTGCCTTACATCCGGGTTGTAGAAAGAAAGGTGTGTTCTCTAGTGCTAGAGTGATCCTAGAAAGCATTTCCCTTGCCGTAGCACCCTTGTTAGCAAGAATAGCAATAGTCTGGTCTGGATGGAACAGTGCGTACCATAGGATGTACATACACGAACTAATAGACTTGCCAGACTGTCTGCATGCCAATACAATAGAGAACCTGTTATCTTGAAAGTGCTGGAACATATCTTTTTGATATGGATACAGATTAAAAGGTACTAACCCCTTATCAAGAGATATTACCTTACCATACTTTTGTGCGAAGTAAACAGGATCATGCATGCATCGCTGATATTCTTTAATATCAGCCTTGGTCCACGGTTGCTCTACACCGTCTCTCTTTACAGAGATATTACCAAGATAAGTTTCATTCACTCTTCATAAATCTCTTTGCAAGTTTATGAAGAACATAGAACCAAACTCCGTTAATGAGTGGTTCTACAATAGCATCTACTGCCGCTAGTTCTACATCTGCCCCTGTAATCAAAAAGTTGCAGGTAGTAGCAATAAAAATATGTCCGATTGTATAGATTACTGCAAGAAGAATACTAGATTCACCAATAAGTTTGCGAATAATCTTAAAAATGCCTTTAGTTAGTTCTGTCATTATCATGTTCAATCACTCCATCTTGGTCACCCATTAGCATCTTTTGTAAATCTGCTGTGGAACCAACAAATACATTATTTTGCGTAAGAGCTTTTTGCTCTTTTTCTTGTGGTTTATTTAGGTCCGCTTTTTTCTTCTGCAAATCCATCAGTCTGTCATTAACATCCGACATTTGTTTAATCATACCAGAAAGAACTTCAAATGCTCTAGGGTGTTCTGACTCTCTTGCAACTTCCATCATTAAGTCAAGACCTTCACGACCCTTATCTAGCAACTCATAGTAGGTTGCACGGGAATACTCAAAATCATCTTTTACATCATTTTTATCTGTCATGCACTATCACCTTCACCCGGAATGAAATATGTTTCAGTGAACCCATAATCACTATCTGGACTTACATTAATAGGGTCTGGTTGAACAGTGATTCTTTCAATTAGGTTATCAGAATCAGTTAAACTAAACGAACCTTGTGTTGGATTATCAGGATCACGGAAGTCTACAATAGCCTTACGAATAATCTTAGCATCAGCAATAGGTCCATAGAAATTAGTTTTGATTTCAAAATCTAATGTATAGATAATTGTTCTTCTGTTTTCTAACGAACCTTCATAATCATCAGAAAAAGAAATACCAATAAGAGTAATTGGAATGTCTTCTGTGATATCTGTGTAGTCACTGAATTGTTTCATAGTGACAGTGTAAGATGGATTAAAGAACGGTAAAATCTGCTCTAAGATTTGTACTGCATCTTCATTGGTCTTTGCCAAAATATTTAACTGGAAGTTAAGAATATATGGTACAGAAGTAAAGAACTTTGTTTTCTGACTAGTACTAGTAGACTGTCTCGTAAAGTTATTTACTTTTGGTAATTGTCTGGTAGGATCAAAGTAAAGTGCAGACATTTCAAAAGACATTCTAGGAAGTTTGACTGCAACTTTTGCATCATCAAATTCAGATGTTTCTCTGATCCTGTCTAAAAACTTTTGTCTAGGAGCATAGGCAAGAGGAACCTTCATCTGGCTAATAGAAGCACCAGAAGCATCTTTGCGAACAACATTAATGTTATTGAACATTGTTCCAAATGTTGCTACTACTTTTCTGATCTTTTCATGATAGAAGTGTGTAAACATTATGTCGGTTCTCCAAATGGGTTACCTTCACTAAAGTCAAGGATATCATCACCAAATGTTTCAAAGTCTGTATTCTGCGCATCTACTTGCTGCAAGATAGGTTCACCAATAGAAGCAATTGTCTTTGTAATATTACTGGTCTGACTTGTAATAGAGCCTGTAGTAAACTCTCTAAACTTACCATCTGGTGTAGAAATATGACCAACATAAAGTTTATCACTGTCTGCATGCCACCTAATAATTTCTGCACTAATAGTTGTGGAACCAGTAACTTGCTGAACTGTTTCGCCAATAACAAAGTCATCGGAGTCAGATGGTGAAAGATTGAGAAGAATTTGATTACCAAGACCTTCAAGTTCATCAACAATATTAATAGAAGTGTCAAAGTCTTCATCATTGTATTCAAACAGTTCAACTTCCATTCTGTATGTTGGAAGGTTAGACAACTGGTAGAATGGTTGATCATCAATAACTCTCATGATTTCAAAGACTTGGTTAGACAGAGTGAGATAAATTAAATCACCTTCTTGGGGTCTAACATGATCAGGAAGATAGTTACCTACAGCCTGGTGCCATCTCTTTCTAGATACATGCAGTGTTGCTCTGTCTCTAATTTCAACACCAAACTTTGTAAAGAGTTCTTGATCACCATCAAAGTTGTCAAGGTTTTCTAGATACATTTCAATCTGATATGCTGCCTTAAATGCAGATGCAACATCTTCACCAAAGATTTGATCTTCAGCAACTAAAGTTCTTGGAATATATTGAACTTCTTGTCCATAAATCTGCATGGATTCAATGATAATATTTTCATATAAATCCTGTTCAGATTTTACTGTTTGGGATATGTAGATGTTTCTTGCCATTTACCCTACCCCAAAAAGAAGTCTACTGGCAACTCGTAATTTGACCTTACTTTCTCTTCAAGTCTTTCTAATTCTTGAGTAGCTTCATCATAGATTACCTTACCATTTAATGTAACACCGCCGGGGAGTTGCATACCCTCAAACTTACTGAGGTTTGCACCCCACTGTTGTTTGATAAGTTGGGTTAAGTAATCTTTCAGGAAAATATCATTATAAACATCTGTGAATGTTTCACCGTCAACAATGTTGAATGTTTCTAAAACAACAAAGTCTCCTACACTCAAATCAACTGAGTCACTATCTAAAGCACCATGAATGTACACTCTGTTCTGAAGTCTGTTAAATGTCATCTGAGGATGACCAGTCAGTTTCATATCAAGTAATGCCAGATACTGATTAATCTGTTCTAGGTATGCCAAGTCACCCACAAATGTGTTTAGGTCATAAACATCATTTAATG